TTAAAATATTGAATGAGGTTTGTGATGTTCAAGCTTGTGTATGTAAGGGGTGTGATGAAGCTGTTAAATTAGTAGAATCTTTTATAACTTAACTAACTGCTATGGATAAAATAAAATTTGATAAGATGGAAGGACTGATGTTTGAAGATAATGGAAGTTATCGAAAGGTTTATTTGCATAGAACCAAAAAGGTTTCTGTACAAAGAATAGAATACGAAGATAAAATTTTTATTTACTTAAAAGATGTACAAACAGGTTCGGCAATAACTCATATATTCGAGCTTTTCGTTGAAAACAATGAAAACAAAAAAAAGTGTCCTATGGAAAATCCAGATTTTATAAAGTGGTATACACAAGAATTTGAAAATAATAATATAAAAAAACAAGAAGAATCACATTATAATCCTCCATATATACCACCTTATCCTTCTGAATTTGAAAATAATAATATAAAAAAACAAGAAGAATCACATTATAATCCTCCATATATACCACCTTATCCTTCTGAATTTTCTTAGCAAATATTAAATAACACTTAACTAACTGCTATGGATAAAGAAACACTATTGAAAATGAGCAAAGAAGATATTGATGAATTTATTAAAGAAGAAATTGGGAATGATGATTGTGATAATTGTATTAATTGCTATTATTGCGATGGGTGTGCTGATTGTAAAAATTGTGGCTACTGTGATTGCTGTGAAAGGTGTGAAAACTGTTATGAGTGTTATAATTGTACTAATTGTTATAAGTGCGAACATAAGAGAAATTGTGATTATATGATTTTAAACATCCAACTCACCAAAGAAGAGTATGAAAAAAAGATGAAAGAACTTAATATTTTACGTAAATAATTATGAATATTATACACGGCGAATGCCTAGAAAAAATGAAAGAAATGGAAAGCAATAGTGTAGATTCTATTGTAACAGATCCGCCATATGGGTTGTCTTTTATGGGGAAAAAATGGGATTACGACGTGCCAAAGGTGGAGATATGGAAAGAAGCGAACACATACACCACATCAATGGCAATAAAAAAGACAATAGAGTTGAAAACCTTGAAGTCCTTACTATCTCAGAACACTTTAATAAACACTGGAAGTTTATCAAAGATACAACCGAATTGTGCGCCTATTACTATGGCACGTAAACCATTAGAAGAAAAAACTATTGCTAAGAATGTTTTGAAGTATGGTACGGGTGGAATTAATATTGATGGGTGTCGGGTTGAAACAGGAAAGATTGATCAATATGATTTAGAAAGGAGAAAGGTTTCAAAATCATTAGGGAAAGAAACAAATGTTAATATTGTATCAAGAAATAAATATTTAAAGCATGGCGTACAATCCACTGGCAGATTCCCAGCCAACTTAATATGGTCTTGCAACGAAGACGAATATGTGATAAAATCAAGTGTATCAGAGAAAGATATATTAAATATTAAGACATATTATGAAAACAAGAAACCACAAGTATTATAGGGCATTTTGGGAAAAGATAAATGGGAAGAAAATACCAGAAGGTTATCATATCCACCATCTTGATAATGACAAAACAAATAATGATATTAAAAACCTTTTATGTGTATCTCCTAAAAAACACTTTGAAATTCACCAAAAAAACTTTGAACTTTATGGAAACAAAAGAGATTACTTTTCAATGATGTATATACAAAGATACCTAGATGAAAAACAAGATTTTAGTAAATACAAAAGACCTCCAATAAGTGAAAGCCATAGGAAATCCATAATAAAGGCAAATACAGGTAGAACTCATCCGAACTATATGCTTAAACACAGTGAGGAAACTAAGAGAAAAATGTCAGAAAAAAGAAGTATGGAGGGAACTTGGAACTCTACAAAGTGTAAAGATAGCGAAACTGGAATTGAATATAAATCATTATCAGATATGGCAAAAGCAACTGGTCTTATTAGAAAAACAATTAACTTCAAAAAAAGATGTATAAGATAAACGAAAAACAATTTAATGAAATGCCACAGGAATTAAAAGCTCTGTATGAGCAACTTCCTAATACTACTCGTGAGGAGGTGAAGGAGTTGTTTACTTATACGCACGGACATAGAAGCAAAAAACATACTGAAAGCGACAGTTCGCTATTTGGGAATGGAAGGAAAGTAAAAAAATCTCAAAACGGTGGAGAGTCTGGCTCAGTATCCCGTTATTTCTATTGTGCGAAAGCGAGTAAGAAAGATAGGGATGAAGGCAATATACATCCAACAGTCAAACCAACAAAGCTTATGCAATACCTCGTTAGACTCGTCACTCCTCCAGGTGGTGTTGTTCTCGATCCGTTCATGGGGGCAGGTAGTACGGGGAAAGCGTGCGTATTAGAGGGGTTTGATTTTATTGGTATTGAAATGATTGAAGAGTATATAGAGATTGCGAAATCGAGAATAGAGCATGTTCAAATGGATTAAGAAAAAGTTTGTGGATTACGAGAATAAGATGGATGCAAATAATTTAATGCTTTTTTCAAACAACCTTTTTATTTGGATGAAGAAATTGCGTCAATTGCTTTTGTTCCCATGTTTACCCCAATAAATAATGCACTTAGGGTTTGTAAAAACATTGAAAGCCCTTCCGTAATGTATCCATCTTGTAATAGCCAAGTAGCAAGTGCAAATATAACACCAGCCCAAAATTTTCTACTTGTTAAGAAATCTAGTTTATTATGCATAGTATTTTTTATTAATTATTATTTCTAATTTCGTCGTTTATTGATTTTCCGAGGTCTCCATCGACAGATATTTCAAACTTTGAAGCCTCTTTATTATATATTTGAATGAGTTCTTTGTACTCACCTAAAGTTAATTCTTCGTTATTTTCAACTTTATTGAAAAGATAATCGTATTCACTTGGCGCGCTTGCGCTATCTCCAACTACTAAAATTGTTGCAATCCCTATTGCGGCTAATCCAGCTATTCCAATTGATGTTTTCTTTGATTTTTTTGGCATTTTTAGAAATTAGGGGATAATCTTGTAAGTCCGCTTCCTCCTGAAGCCCCTGCTGCCTCTGAATGATTTACAACAAGCTTTGGGTCTTCCGAGGTTCCTCCTCGATCTGCTGAGTAGTTATTTACAGAAGATTTGTCTCCAGCAACCCATGTAGGCTCTGAGTCTAGCCTGTCTCCGCTTGCACGTATTCCAAGCTTTGATATACCATATTTAACAATAGCAGCAAGACCTGCTGCATTTAATGGTATATCGTTATATTGAGACGTTCCGAGAGAAGCAAACGTTACTGAGCCTAGATCTGTAGAACCGAATTGGTCATAATCTGAAGTTGCAAGTCCTACATTATTTTCTATGAATTCAAGAGCCGTACCGCCACTATTTACAGCAACAAGCTTTCCTCCACTCGCGGTAAAATTTGATGGAGTATCACTTAGTCCAACAAACGTTGTGCCAGCAGAGCTTACAAGGTCGGTTTCAGTTCCTGCAGAGTCACGAAAATATAATTTTGTTGTACCTCCATCATCTTTTACATAAAATCTACCAATGTCAGCGTCTGGATTTGCTGGAGTGCTTATTTCATCTATATCAATAAACTCAGGAGTTCCAATAGCTCCTCCAAATGTTGATTTTGTTCCATCCCCATAAATTATTGAGGGGTTTGAACCTGATATTGTGAGAGGACCTTGACCAATAGATCCGCTTATATTTACTGTTACAGCGTCAAGCGTTTCAGCAAAAATATCAACTCTATCATATGCAGACCCGATAGTATAATCTGATACTGTTTTTACTGCATTTTCACCAGATATCTTTTGAAAGAATCTTTGGTAACCAGCACCTTGCCCAAAAGCAAGATTTGTTGTAAAAAGTCCTATAAATAGAACAAGTGCGAACGCTATAAAGTTTTTAAGTTTATTCATAATATTGAAAAATTATTATTATTTCCAGATTTGTATTTCTGCTACTTGAGTATTTGAAAGACCTTGTATGTTCAAATACATTTCAGAATTTATTAGTATTTCTTTCTCGCTCCAATATCCACCACCACCAATTGTATTAAATGTTGGCAAACTTGTTCTTTCTTGATTCCCAAGATCCATTTTAAACCCGTCGCCACTTCTTAATTGTACAAAAAACTGCTTTGTACCGATTGGAAGTTTGTAAGAATAAACACTTGCAGAAGCAGTTAATGCTAATTCTACTACTGGCTGGGCTTCCGATGCTGGTTTTTTTGATTCGTCTATAAAAAACATTTTTATTGTGTTAGTGATTAAATTTACTATAATTGTTAATTATTTAATTATCAAGAAGTGGATGTATATTTCTTAACTGTTTACCAATTTTTTCTGCAAAATACTTCATTTTTTTTGACCCTATCAAATGTAAAACTTTCATTTGATATAAACAACTCTTGAGTATTAAATCTTCATCTTCACTGATATCATCATCATCATATGGCAATGCATATACTGTTATTCCAAGGTAATTATAAATTCCATTTGCTATTGCTATTCCATACATGTCGTCTTTTATTTCATCTTTAAATATATTTGCCTCTTCTTCGTTATCTATAAAACTTGCTTCAATAAGGCATGCAAGAGGTGTTGTGTCGTGAATTATTGCAAGCTTTCCATGCCTATTTATTTTTTCATCTTTGTCACCTCTGTGATTAATTCCAACTAATTTAGAAACAGAATCTGATATATATGCGCCGAGAGTTTTTGACTCTTCGCTGTTTATGTAATGCCAAGACTCCACACCTTTACCTCCTCCAGAATTTAAATGTATTGATACTAATATAGAATTTTTATGTGTATACCCTTCTTTCTTGCATATTGAATTTACTTCACTTATTTTTTCAATTAAATCTAATTCAAAAACTACTCCAACATCATATACTCTTACATTAGGAATAATGTTTGATTCTTTAACATTTTTTATAACATCAATAGCAATTTCTAATGCCTCTCTTCTTTCAGTAGTTCCGTTTGACACAGCTCCGTTATCTTTTATGTCTCCGCTAATACTTTTTCCATGTCCAGCTACTATGAAAATTGCCTTTAAATCTTCTTTTTTAATATTCATTTTTCTAATGGTTATTTTTTATAGTTTTTGCAAGTACTGATTTGCGCGGTCTTTATTTCAACAAGTGTGGTTATAATCGCATTCTGATTTGCAATTAATTTATCGCTCATTTTATCTTGGTTTCTTTCCATCTTTTCTAAAACATCTAACATTTTTTGATGAACACCAGTATTTTCCTTCATTATTTTTATAACGACACTGTCTTCATAGGTTACTATTTTACCCCCTTTTTTCTTTCCCGAATACCTATCGTATAGTATGATTATAGTCAAGACGAAACCAGCTATTCCTCCAAGTGAACCGTATTGTTGTAAATCCTCGAATCCCATGAAGAAATTTATAAAAGAATTAAAAAAAGATTTAGATAGTTGCCGTGAAAAAGTTGATAACCTCTATAGAAATGAAAGAATAAAACAGTTTTTCATAACAATGTCATGCATTATTTCTTCTGTATTTTTTGTATTCTTTATTATATCCATGTTTTTTATTGAAGAGAAAATAATATATGATATCAACTACTCTGTAATTTGTGTTAAGGATTTTTATGATTGTGACGATTTTATATCTTTTGACTCAGCTCAAATGATTTTTAAATATTGCTATGCTGATATTAAGGTGGGAGATATTCACAAGTTAGATAATGATGGAGACGGATGGGCGTGTGGTGGTCCTAATCTTTACGGAAGGACTCGACTAGAGAAACAATACGATTAATTTATTTATTCAAATATTCCTCTTTTAATTCCAATATTCTTTTTTCTATATCTTCAGATTTTACTCCACAAATTTCAAGAGCTTGTTTCTTTCCTATAAGAGATTGAATTTCTTCTATAATTTCATTTTTTAAAATCGTTTCTTATTAATCAATTTATTATTAGGTAATATAACTTCTGATTCAGAAAATATAATATCATTCTCAGATAAATTGGGATCTGTATATACTGGTTTGTTTTTTTTCAACTTAATATATTGAATTTTAAGTTCTTTAAGTCGTAAATTAACATCATCAATATCATCATCAACAAATTGTTTCGCTGTTCGCTGTTCGATCAATCTACCAATAACAACACGAATTTCAAGAAGATTACTTTCTTGTTGATCCATTTCATGAGACTTGTCTTGGAAAACAAGTTTTATTTTAGAATCGCTTATATCAACTCTAAACCCTTGATGTACTTTTGTATATTGAGATTCAGTGAGTTCAATAAATCTTGCAGAATCATCAAAGTTTTTCTTCTTTTTTCTAACAAGTTTTATGGCATTAAGCCTTGGGTTTGCTGTAAATCCAAGAACTTTTTTTCCCTTTGTATCAATTATTATTATATTTGACATATTATGTAGGTAAAGAAAATGTTATAACAACCCCAACTAATTGAAGACCTGGACCATTTGCGTTTACTATTCTTGTGCTGATAATATCATCATCGCTCATAGTTAGGCCATTATAAGCTGCAATAATGTCATTATATAAAATATATGGTGGGAAGGCTCCAGCACTTGTTAAGCTTTGACCGACAAGATTATCATTGCTATTAGTTAGCATACTATTTCCACTTCCAGCAGCAACCGTTCGAACGTCAACAGTTTTTGTTACTGAAGTACTATAAGCCAACTCGACACTTTCAATTGCAGTAAATCCATCTGGACAGGAGAATGTAAACGTTATTGATTCACTTGCACCACCTGCTAGACTCACATACATATATTCGTTATTTCCTATTGTAGCAGTAGTAAGGGTTGATGTACCACTTAATGCCATCTCAGCAGGAGTAATAAAGTGTTTTCTTAATGATGGAAATGAATGTAATACTTCCTTGTTCATTGGTTGCAGAAGAATATCTGTTGTGCTTATTGCTCTTCCTACTGGTTGATTATTTGTTGTACTTGGAGTAGTTGAAATTGATCCTGCAGTATCTGAAAGGTAATAAACAGCACCAACTGTTAAAGAAGTAAATCCATCAACAATTCCGTTAGTGATTATGTTGTCAGGGTCTCCTGCTGTTGTGCTTTGTTTTACAAAACCGTGAAAATTTATAGCATCTGTATTTGTTCCGTCATTCGCATCTGCTTTGTAAAATCTTCCAGATGTTCTGCTTCCAGTTCCGTCTGAAACATAAACTGCTTGAGGAGTTGTGGTGCCATCAACCGTTTCACCTGCGTCAACTGTTGGGTTTATTCTGCTTGAGAAAAATTGTTGAAGCCTTAGTGGGGAAATAGACTTTGTATTTTCTATTGCTGGCTGTGCCTCTGATTCTGCTTGTGAGGCAATTTGAAAACTTGAAGCATTCGCAATTTGATTTGTCATTATAAATTTATCCTGTGTTGCATCGTATATAACAGTAACTCGCATATTTGCAGCTATATCTCCATTGTCTAATGTTGCGCTATGGTTTTTTAATATTGCTTTTGCACCTAAAGAATTTATATTTAGTGTGCAAGCCCCTGTATTTACAGTATTTGCATCGAATGCGAATTGTTGACCATCTTCGTATGCTTTTACTCCTGTTATTGAAATAACATAAGCGTCGCTCCCTTCTGAATCTGTAGCAAATGGCTTGTTATATGGAATTATGTTATCTTGAAAAGTTGAAAATAATCGAGTGTCAGTTATAGATCCTCCTGAAAGAGAACAAAGCTCAAGGTAATTTGAAGAAGGAAGGACTGAAACTTTTTCAATAGTTGCAATACCTGTACCGTCTACGCTATTACTTGAACCATCTGAAACATTGGCATCCGCCACTCTTACTATTATGTAACCAGTTCCGCTTGTGTCAAGAACTTCTGCAGCTGTTACATGAACTAAAATCAAAAATGTCTCGCTTGGAGAAACACTTGTCCTTGTTACTTCTACGAGTGCCATACCAGAATTGCAACTATTTGTTGTTACTTCTAATTCATTAGTAAATCCCTTTCTAACACCAGCCGTTAAAATCATTGATGGCGGTGTCTCTATATGAACATCTCTATTTAAGTTCGTTCCGTTGATGAGTCCTGTAATTATTGACATTTTTTGTAAAGTTATTTGATATAAAAATATCACTTTGATTTTATTATTGCAATTCTTGTCTCTTCAATCTTTCCGCTATTTTAGAAAAATAATTTTGAGCGTTTAGAATTTTTGTTGGATTTTGTGAAAGTTTGATGCTGTATTGAGCAGATGCATTTTTAAATGATACCTCTTTATATATAACCTTAAAACCAGCCTCAACATCAAGAAGATTTGAATTTCTTTCTATTCTCAGTTTTATAATGTCTCCTATATTCATTGTTTTAAAGTCTACATTTGGAGAAACCTCTATGTCAAAAACAAGTTTTGCTTCACTGTTCTCAGCTAAATATTCTGTTACCTGATTCGCTAAATCCCCATCATTGAATAACTCTGAACCTTCAATAAATCCGTATAATTCAGTATTATTTGTGCTATCGCTATACGTTGTGTCATCTTTTCCTATAAGAGATGTAATAATTTCTTCCCCATTATCTAATGATACAAAGTTTGTTATATTATTCTCGTTTGGAGAATCTATATTTGATATCAATTCAACAAGACCAGATCCACTGCTTTTGTCTTCCCCTATAGTGTCTTTTACTATTATATTATTTTCAACTACATCAATCTCACAATTGAACTCATTTTCAAAATCACTAAATACTGAACTGTATGAAGTCCCTTTTATATAATCTCGAGTAAGAGTGTCAGTTAAATTTGTTTCATAGGTTAGAACACCGTTTTTGTATCCAAATCCATGATATAACTCATCAATTTGCGATTGAGTTTTTGTTGTATTATAAATTCGTACTTCATCAATCATTCCATGCATTCGCTTATCAGATGGCGAGCTATGCCATTGCCCAATGAACAAAGTGCTTGTGCCTGTCATTGCAGAGTGACCATTTGTTGAAATATCGAGAACTCCATCTATATATATTGATTGAGTACCTGTTGGTTTATCAAACATAAATGTTATGTGATACCATTTTCCAATTTCTAGAACAGTTGTGCTTTCAAGGTCATCGCCAAAAAATCCCAGTACAGGTTTCCCGTCATTTAAATACAAAGCAAGTGATTCGTTTGCTACTGCTGTTTCCATCCCAAGTATTGTTTTATTTCCTGAAATGCTTGCGAGGTTTACCCATGCTGAAATTGTAAATGAACTATCAACTATTGAAAAATTAGATGCACTTGATAATGTGACAAAATCAGTTGTTCCATTAAATAAAAGTGCTTCATTTAAAGATCCGTCCTCTCGTGACATATTTTCTGTATTTTGCTCTGCTGTTCCATCTTCTGAACCAAAAGAGTCAATTACGTTTGTTGTTGCTAAATTATCATCAAGATTATAGTGACTCTTGAGTCCCTCTATTTGATTTGTTCTTTCATTTACTTCGTCAACCATTGTTTTTAGTACTGACGAAACAGTGATAGCAGAAAAGCTTTTATCTTCAAAGAATTGTTTTTTATCGTAAACGTACCTTTTTTCATCACTGCATGTTATAAAAATATCAAAGAAACTATATTCTATTTTTGATATGTACCCAGTCCACACACGAGAATCAACTTCGTTTTCAATGCTATATATTTGTATTTTCCTGAATTTTAATATCTCGTCAACTTGGGGGTCATTTATTGATATTGTAAATTTGCACTCGTTAAAACTTCGCAATTCTTGAATATAATTCAGATCACGAGGATTAAGAATTTGAGCTTTTACATCTGTAAAATCGGTGGAAATTTTTATAACTGTAGCCATTATGTAAGTTTAGTATGATACCATTCTACTTTAATTGTTGCCTTGCTTTGGTCTGCAAAATCAAAATCATCACCAGTCAATATAAATTCATTTGTTGAAGGAATTACATAAACCCAGTCTGAACCAGATTGCCTATCAGAAAGAACATTTACTCCGTCTTTTTCTGCAGTAAGTGTTTCAGAATTTATAATGAGAGTTTCTCCAGATGCAACAGTTATATCTAAACCAAAATATCTACCACTTGCAACGTGATAAACCCGAGGATTAATTATATCTCCTTCTATTGTAATTATTGCATTCGCTGAAATTGTACCGTCGTTTGTTGCGCTTAATGGGTTTAAATTGCCACTCATTGCAAACGGCATAACAGAAGGAAGCGCAACACCAGCGTCATTATATTGACCATATATTCCAGTAACCTCATTAATTGACTGTGAAGTTATTAATCCTGTTTCATTAAAAAGTGTAACTGTAAAATCAATAATAGGTCCAGATCTGCTATTTATATAACGAATTGCAGAAGCAACCTTACACTGCATACTCCAATCATCACCATTATCATCCTCAAAAGTAAGGGGGTAAAACCCTTCGCCAAGTTGTGGAAAATCTTCGAGTCTAAACAATGTGTCTAATACTGATCGAACAGTTCCACGAGTTTCTTTGCTTGCAGAAAAAACTTGACCACTTACTTCAATAATTCTTCCTCTTGATAAAGTGGGAAAAGAAATTACTCCGTGATAATCAGTTCTTGGCTGGTTTGTGTTTTCAGTTGGAACGTTTGACCAATCGACATCGGCATACCAACCATTAGACTGTCCTTGTGCGGAAGTCCATGGAAAAGCTACCCCTCTGTATGAAAAATTTTTACCTAGCATATTTTTTAATTAATTTTTTGTATTAGACCATTAAGCGCTGATTGCATATCTATATTACTATTAATATTATTATTTTGATTTATATTGAAGGTATTTCCTCCATCGTTAACTCCTGACGCGCCAGAACTGCCCACTAACTTCATCTCTGATTGAGCTTCACGTATTTTATTTATAAGTTCCTGTATTTTATCTTTCTGTCTGTCTACGGACTCAAAAAATGCAGTTTCAGCCTTTGCTATATATTCTTCTTTAACTATAAATAGCGCTTCTTGTTGGTTTCTCAATTTTCTTTCTTCTATTACAAAACCTTTCTCGGCATTAGATAATTTTAATAATTCCATTTTCTCTTCTTCTGAAAGCTTGTCAAAACCGAGAGTTTTTAGTTGTTCATTAAATTTAATTTCATCTTCAAATACTTTCTGATTCGTTAATCCTAATAGTTTTGCTTTTTGATTCGCATTTTCAACAACATTCTTTTCTTCTTCTCCTGCAATTATTTCTAAAAATCTTGTTCTTAATGCTATCAATTTTTCTTGTGACTCAATTTCTGATTTTATCTCTGCTTCTTTTTCAGATATCCTATTACCTAGGTCAAACTCTTCTCGCTCTGAATCGTTAAGGCTTGCTCGTTTTTTCTCAATATCAAAAATTTCTTGTATTTGTTCTTTTGATAATTGAGAATTTCTTGCAGCTATTGCGTCAATGCTTGATTTTTCTTCTTGTATCTTTTGTAATTCTTTCTCAGCATCCAGTAAACTTTGAGTCTCGCTTGTTATTCCTTCTCTTGTTCTTAGGCTGTCAATTTCTGCCTGTAGCCTGTCTATAGAATTAATTTTTGAAATCTTTGTACTTTCTTTTGTGTCCTCTGAATACTCAGATAATTGCAATTGAAGCAGTGAAAGTTTTTTCTGTTTTTCTATTAAATCATCATCAATGTTTGACTGACTTCCTTTTGCCTGTTCCCTTATTTTTATAATTTCATCATTTAGGGCTTTCTCTTGATTTATTATTTCAGCATTCCTTGCAGCAATATCTCGTATAAAATCAGTTGTTTCAGACTCCTTGAAACTATCAAGCTCATCTGTTAATTCTTTTTGTCTATTTTTTGCATCTATAATACTACTTGCAATCCCACTGTAAAAATCTTTTACACGTTTTGCTAAATTTCCAGACTTATTTGTGGTTTCTTCAAGTCTTTGTTCAAACTCTTTTAGTTCAGTCTTTGCTATATTTGCAGACGCTTTTAATGCTTGTTGTGCTTTTGACTCTGGACTTCCTCCGCTTCCTCCTCCTTTATTTTTAGGTTTATCATCTCCACCAGTTACATCTGAAAGATCAAAAGAGTTTTCGCTTGGTGTTTTGTGAAGTTGAAAAAGTGCCTTTTGTATGCTTTGAGCCTCTGCTTGATGCGCCATTTTTTTCAATTTTCCAAATGAAGCCTCTACTCTTCCTGAAAAACTATCAATATTTTCAGCGGTTTGTGGGGAAAGAGTTGATATTATGCTCTTCGCCTGCGAAGCCATTCTATTCAAAATAGGTAACATCTTTGAAAATCCTGTCGCTATTCCTGCACCAGCTGCTTGACCAGTTGCAAGTCCAGCATTTCTAACGTCAGTAATTCTGTTTGCAATAGTCAAACTTACATCTCGCATCAAGTTGTCAGAACTCTTTAATGCCTCTATTTTTTTATCATCTATTCCTAGTGCAATTAATTCTGGAATTGCTTTTCCAATATCTTTTGCCTCAACTGCTTTTTTTATTTGCTCACCAATAAGTTCATCAATATTTTTTATTCCAGCGTTTACAAGGTTTTTCCGAACCTCATCTCTTGTCATTCCCTCAGTTAATCCAATCATAAAAGCATCCCCAATTTCACCAGACTCACCAGCCATCTTTATATAAGTTTCTGTTATTGATCTTGATGTCTTTCCAAGCTTATCTGCAGACGCGTCCATCGCAAGCTTGAATGCATCGTGCCACGTATCAGTTGTTTCTCTAAATGACTCAAATGTTTTAGTAAAAGTTTTTTCTGCTTCTCCATAGTTTTTTGCAAATATACCTGGAAGACCTTCTGTTATTTTCTCTATTTTTTCTTGGGACAAAGTTAGTGTGTCTGCAGTTAATCCAAATGATTCCATGAATCTTAATGTCTCAGTACGACTTGTACCAAGGCTTTCCCCAAGGTCTAGTATCTTTCTTCTTAATTCCTGAACACTATCACCCATTTCGTTAACAATTTTATTCTGTTCTTGTATATTTTTTGCACTTTTAAAACTATCTTGTAAATCAGTTTGACCTTTCACTATATCTGAAATTTGTTTATTAATTGACATAGCTTGATTTTTCAATGACTCAAAAGGTGATGTCATATCTTCAATTGTTTTCTTTAGATTAACTAATGCATTATTAAATTGAACAGCTCTTAATTTTGAGTCAATCCAAGCGTTTATCAATAAAGGTAATGCAATTGTTGCTATTGTCATTATTGGATTAATTGCTCCAACAAGACCAGATACTATAGTTTTTGTTGAACCGAGCCTTGCCAAAGAAGCAGCAGCTTGTTTTCCTGCTGTAGCTATTCCTAACAATCCCATTTTTACCCCGTTTAATATTTTTATACCCAAGAATGTACCAATAGCTATACCTACAAGTTTTATTATTCCAGCGTATTCTTTTAGCTTTGCACCACCTTTTAGAATATCTACAATAATCTCTGCAAACTTTACCAGCCCCTCTGATGCTGGACCCCCAACATTTCTACCAAGATCTAAGAAAAAGTTTTTAACCTTTTGTATTCTTGACTGAAGAGTTTTAAATTTTTGGTCTGCCTCAATTGTAAGAGCGGTATTTTCTTGAAATGCCTTGTTTGACCTATCTATTGTTTGAGTTAGAAGATCCCCACTACCAGCAATTGTTAAAAATGCACGTTTTAATCTTTCGTTACTTCCAATTAATTCTTCAATAACAACACTCGCATCTTTTCCGCTACTACTAAGTATTTTTACGAAATCATTAAACGCCTGAACTGGGTCATTTTCCCACGTATTCACAAACTCCTCTGACGATTTTCCTGAAAGTTTTGCGAATATTTCAAGTTCTTTTCCACCGTCTCGAACAACATCATTCATTTTTATCAATGCTTTTTGTATTGCAGTTCCACCACTTTCAGCCTCTACACCTACTGATCTAAAAGCAGCTGCAATACCAAATGTTTCCTGTGCTGTTAATCCAAGTGCATTACCAACACCAGAAAGACGATTAGCAAAACTAAGTATTTCTGCCTCATCTGCTACTACATTATTCCCAAGATCCACAAGTGAAGATCCAAGTTTCTCCACATCCTTATTTGTTAATCGAAAAACATTCTTCAATCGAGCAAATGATTTGGCTGCGTCCTCTGTTGTAAGATTTGTTGTAACTCCAAGTTTTGCAACTGTTGAAGTAAACTCTATTAATTCCTCTTTTGCGATGCCAAGTTGACCTCCAAGTTCACCAATTTTTAATAATTCTTCAACTGTTAAAGGAATATCATCTTTCGCAAGTTTTCTGAAACCTTCTGATAATTGTGCAAACTCTTCCTCTGTTGCATCAACTGTTTTTCTTACTCCTGCAAATGCAGAGTCAAAAGCAACAACGCTATTAAATACCCCATCCATCAATCTTTTTACTTGGCTAAGAATAAAGAACCCTCCAAACGCTTTTAGTGAATCTCTTACAATTCCATTTAAATTAAAGAATCCTTTTGCAGATTTTGTTGTCGTTTTTTCAAGATCACTCAACATTTTTCTAGCTTGAGTTACATTCTTTTGTAATCCAATTATTTCTATTCTTGCTTTAAGCTGTGCAGCTTTGTCTCCATCCTTTTTAAATTTCCTAAGTTCAGATCTTGCTTTATCCATTTTTAATTGAAGGTCTGCAATTGTTGCAGTGAACCGAACTTTTGCTCGATCCTTTTGCTCACGTGAAAATTTATCCATTTGTGAACGGGCTTTTGATATCTTATTATCGAGATCTTTTGAATCTGCAATTAACGATACTTTGAAGTTTTCTGTTTCTCCTGCCATTTTAAGATTTATTAAGTTTTAGTTTCCTCTCAAGATCTTTTGCTCTAGATAATGCCTCTTCAATGCTCTCTCCGTCACGCATCTCATTCATCCTTGCCTGACGTGCATTTTCTGATTGACCTTCTTTTGTTCTTGACCTCAAATTCCAAATTATACCCTCATTTAGTGCAATAATTGACTCATATGGAATATTCATTAAACTCTCAAATGTTTCGTTTGTTTGCTCAATTATGAATGCAAAGAAAACACCGTCTGGTGTCATGTTTTTCCTTTTACTTTGTTCTGATAAACGTTTTTCCTGTTTATATTCTTTGTTATTTATCTCTTTAAAATATCCCTTTGCGTACGTTTTCATAATATAATTCAATATCTTTTCTGCAGAAATCTCATTTAAATTTATTAAATCTCTTTCTTTAACATTAACATTTTTTGTAAACTTTTGGAAAAATGAATTTGTGTAGCATGAGTTTTTATTCAAAAACCACATTATAATGTCGTTGAAATTTCTTTTTACAGTTATCATTTCAGAAAACTCCAAAACCTGCCTCATAGTTCCTTGTTCATATTCACAAAAAATTGTTTTACCTTTCTTGAGTTCTATTTCTAATGTGAATTTTTTTACAATGAATGCTTCCATAAAAAATGTATTTAAAAAAAAGGAGAGTATTTAAAAAATACTCTCCTTCCCAAAAATTTACAATAACAGTTATATCAACTGATTAGCGTAAGTAATTGTAGAACCTTCATTTGCTTTAAGAACAAATTGAGTCCCTTGCAAGTCTCCATTTTGAACAACATCAAGAAATGAAAACCCGTAAACACCTTCAAAAGTAGCTTCTGATAGTGTAATAACTCGAGTATTTGCACCTTCGGTAACAGTGATTCGAGCAACAAATTTCTCACTTTCTTGAAAATTGATATCAACAACAAGAGATTCTGTAGCGTTTGGCGTGTAATCGTAATTGATAACGATTGCTTGACCCTCAATTGTGAGTTCAGAAGCAGCGTCAGCCAACCATATACCCCATTCCCCAGCTTGATTTTTCCCTAAATGGTAACCATCTCCATCAGTAAGCGCACCGTCTGTTCCACCAGTTACCGAATTAATAGTTGGAGCTGTTCCGTCTCCCATTTGGTTTTCAATAACGTAAAAGTTATTAAATAGCCAACCACCACTCGCCAAAGTTTGAACTGCACCAGCAACAGGTGAAGCAGCAACATCAGCAGGAGTTCCGCCGAGAAGCATGTCAACAATATCACGGTCGCAATTTTCTAGGAATTCTCCTTCGATTCGAGCCTCTGGAGTATATCCTTTGAAAACTGTATTAGTATCGTCAGCTTTTACCTCAACTTGATTCGAAGTAGTATCAACATTGGCAACAAGTCCTCGAACGGAAGCGAGCCGAGTAAATACAGTTGGAGTGGCAGAAGGTGCTATCTCGAGAATTCCTACGAATTTCGATAAAGCATTGTCATTTATAGCACTCATAATTTACAAAGTTATTATATAAAAATAATTATTCCGCATCGAATCTATATTCATTGATACGGTGTTCGTATGAGGTTTTAATGTGACCCTCTACGATAATAACATCTCCTTTTTTGTACATTCCGCCTTGAAATGGTCGGCTTACAAGAAAGGTCATCCGATATTTAACGGCTTTCGGGGGCGCCGATTTTACAAGTTGTTTCTTCCTTCGAATTCTAGGTTTTGAGAATGCCCGCACATCTTCATCCTTGCTTTCTTCAGAAGTTTCTATATTTTTAGTTTCGTCGATATCATGTTGATTTTCCATAATTTTTTATTATGTAGTATTAATATAAAGATAAAATTTCTTCACGCAAATGTCAAAATATCAGTTATGAGTATTGAATCTCTACTCTTATTGTAGTGTAATAGAATCCATTGTTTAACCTTGTATTTCCATCAACTTTTGAAAAAACATGAATCTTGTAATAGGGATTTGAATTTAATGATGTGTTTCCATCAAGCGCAGTCTTTACAGCATTTGCTAAATCGTCAGCGTCTTTTGTGTCTTTTGAGAAACAAAAAATTCTAAATCTTGCCATACTTCTAACATCATCATATTCCTCGGCTGGGTCAAGTCGATATGTAATATATTCTTCAGATTGTTGCTCTATTGGAGATCCAAAAAATACACGAGTTGATACTATTGCAGAAACTCCAGCATTATCTTTTAATTCGTTATATAGATCTTCTTTAATCATCTTTTGGTGCTTGATAGAATATTAAATATTTTAGAGTATGTATTCTCTAATGCTCTCGCCATAAAGTGCTGACCTACGCCAACATATACAACTTTCCCATCTCTTTTATACTGGTACGTTCTTCCTTTTACTCCCATTTCTACAAACCTTTCATACCCAATAGGGTCTGGTCCAACATCAATTGTAAATAAACTATTTCTTTGGATTAATGAGTCTGTTGTAATAGCTTCATCAAGCTTTCCTGTGTCCTTCGCAACAAGTTTATGCATTTCATCCTCGAGTATAAGAGCTGAACGAATTAAGTTATTCGCTAAGTTTCTTTTATACCGATCAAGTTGTTTCTCAAGTTTCATCTATTATTTTTTCAAGAATATATAAAATAAGTTTTGGAGTTGTAGACATTCCTTTTATTTTTCTAACCTCTACAATTACATACTTTGATCCTTCTATAACAACTTTGTCATTTCTTTCACCTCCATCATATTCTGGAGTCGTTTGAAAATAATATTGAGATATAAAGTTTCTTATAGCACCGTCATCAGCTGCAGAAGTAGCTTTTTTTGATTGTGCTATTTTTCCCAAAACACTGGCGTATCTTATTGACTCTGTTTCTTCCTCAGCCCCGATATCGTTTTGAGACTTCGTTATTGAGTAAAATATTGCCGTATCTGTAAGTGCTGATTTATACATTAGAATCCAAAGGTTACTCGAGCATTAGAACCAGACCAAGCTCGTAATAGTCTTGCAACAAGATACGGTAAATCCAAAGAAAGTGATTGAGCCGATTTATTGCTTTTAAGTTTAATTTTATATCCTGTTGCTGTCCATTCTTGGCTTTCAAAATCAGAAAGTGACTCAAGGGTAGGCTCCCCCTTTAATATCAACCACATTGTTAATTCTATACATGCGAGTTGAACGTCTGTTGGGAATTCGCTATTTCCCAACCTGTTTTTAATTGGAAATTTCATACTTTGATCAATTTCGTATCTTTCAGTATATCCAACATACGCGTCAATTATTCTTTCAGCATGTAAAATATATGGTTTCAGCACTGCATCTGACAAAGTTTGTTGCGCAACTATTCTGCTATTTGCCTTAAATTGAGCATAGGTGATGTATGAAATTTCTGTTGATATTGCCATATGTTATTGTTATTTCTTTATTTAATAGTATACAATTTTTTTTTCAATTACAAAAATAAAACAGTAAATCAAAAAAGAGCTGGCAAAATACCAGCCCGATTTTGTTGAAACAATGAAAAAACCTATTAAAATTTTAACATTACGCTTCTTTAGTTACAACTCCGTTGGCTTTTGTTACCACGTAGTCAGTACCATCAGAGTAAAGTTCTACAAAATTACCGATCACACCAGCGATTATAAGATCTTTGGTTGCTACTCCGTCTCCAAAAAGGTAAACCTTTTCTCCTGAAGCAGGTGAAAGTGAAATTTGTTGAGCAGCTCCTACAAATATAGAAAGTGCCAAACCTTTAACATCAGCAACCGCTGGAAGTGTGTAAACCACAGCTCCACCAGCACCAACATTGTCAATATTGTTGTCAAAATCTGCTAGTACAAGTGCAGTTGTAGATGCTTCTGGTTGTCTAGCACTTTTTCCGTCAACAACATTTTGCACTGAATTTCTTAGATTTTTGTGTGTCACAGAAAGATCAGGGTTGTTTCTTACAGTATCACCTAAAAAATATAGGTCAGTATCTCCTGGAATATCTTTCTGTTGTAACATTTCTTCCTCGATAGGATTTTGAATATCACTCATTTTTAAAATGATTATATAAATAAAATTTTCCCTATTTTGCAACAGCATCAGGGGCAACTGGCGGAACAGGAGATGGTTCATCGTCTCCTTTTTCGTCTTCTTCGTCTTCTTCGTCTTCTGGTTCTTCATTTGGTTCAATTTCTCCACCTAACGCTTTAGAAACAAGCTCATTTAGATATGCCTTGCTAGCGTTTGGCTGAAAATCTATACCATTTTTGAACCCAAGGTCTTCTAAATCAGACATGCATTGTTTCTTTGAAAGGGTTTTATCTTCTTCTTTTACTTCCTTCTTTATCTCTTTCACATTCAAAGCATTTTTCAAAGCTTCAATTTCTGCTTTGTCTTCTGTTTCAAATGTTGCCATACCGTCATCACATGAGTCTTGAAAAACAATGTTTCTCATTCTCCCTTTAACGTATACAGCTTTGCCTTTTACGGATTTGTATAATGGCATTATTAATTGGTGTTAAAAAATAAAACGGGGGGTTTTACGCCCCCTCATAAATCTAAAGACCGAGGTTTTCAATGAGCATACCATTAGTGAGATAATTCTTGTATTCAAGAGTCATTTCACCTAGCATTTTCCAAGTGTAACCATCTTTTTTATTATCAGTTGTTTCTTCAACAAATAGAGGTTCCATTGTTTTGATTGAAATATCATTCGGATTGATAAGAGCAATTTTATCTTCTGGAAAATTAGGGTCAACAATAATTTTGTTAACGTTTCCTCCAGCTTCTGGTGGTAAATCAGATTTAAATCCGATTACTCTATTTCCAGCAACTTGATTATCAAGATTGTACTCTGGTGATGGAAGTAGCGCACTCATTTTTCTAGCTTGTCGAGTGTGCATAACCATTGCAGTCATGTCTTGAGTATTCGCACCATTATCAATTGCTTGTTCAATTGCGTTATTAATAATAGTTCCTGAAATTGCAGCAGCAGAAGCGTCTAGTTTAGTAGCAGCTTGTAGTTCAAGAAATGGAATAGCTCCACCCATTGTTCCACGTTTATCAGTTGCAGCAGCTCTTTCTTCTCGGAAACCGAGCATTGCTGAATAATTAAGTTGTCTCATAAGTTGATCTATATGAAACCCAATTTGATAATCAACAAGACCAGCAGCTTTATCTTGTAAAGCTTGACCGTTTAATCCATACAAACTGCTTTGTACAGAAGTTCGAGCCAACGCTAAATCACGTCTGAAAATTTGAGTATAATTATACCCTTGTGTTGGTTTTCCGTTGTTTTTAAGTTCCTCATCACTCATTTCCTCACGTGGTGAAGCAATCATGAAAGCAACAGCATTGTCAGGAATTTCTACATCAGTATCAATTCTTTCAATTGTTACGTCAGTTCCATTAGAGTTTATTGTTAAAATTCTTGCTTTAACAGTTACAGAAGCACCTGTAGAAGCTTTGAATCCTATAATATCTCCAACACGAAGCCCAGAGCTAGCGTCAAAAATAAGAGCAGCTGACGCAATTGCGCTCGCTCCATCTACAACCCAAGCGCTAGGTGCGAAAGAGTCGTTCAACCATTCAAATTTAGTATTTTTAACACGATTTAGTGGGTCTGTATCGTATCCAATTACTGAAAGAAATGTTGGTTTGCTTTTGATCATTGTTTCGAAGGCTTCATTTACGTCTCGAACTCTAAGAGTTCCGTAATCTTCGGAATATGTATTTTGCATTTTGTGTTACAGTTACGAATTAAAATTATTTCGCTTGTTTGATCTTTTGTATTTCCGAATCGTATTTCAATACAGATCTAAAATCTTTTTTCTCCTTTGCATCTTTCTTTTTTTCTTCAAGATCAGAAAGCTTTTTAGCATTTTCAGATGTTTGAGGAGTTCCACCAGTTGGCGGAGTATTGATATTACTCGGAAGCTTGAAACGATCAACAAGTTTTGGTAAAAGCGTTTCTTGTTGTTGAAGCGTTTTACCTTCAAGCGTTGCATTGAGTAGTTCAAGAGAATCTTCTGGCAAACCTTCTTTCATCTTTGAGATTCGGTCAGTTGCGTCAGTTTCCCATTGTTCTTTGAATGTTTTAAGTTCCTTATTTTCAGCCTTTAGAGCTTCAGACTCAGTTTTTAAATTATTCGAAAGAGTTTCGTACTCTCCTTTTCGCTTGAGTGTTGCCTCTTCTCGATCCTTCTCCTTTTGACGAAATTCTGAAAGTTCTTTATCGGCAGCTTCTTTCCCTTCCTTAGCTTTTCGAGCTTCGTAACGGGCTTCTCTAACTGCTTTATTAAGATCTCCTTTTCCGTCATCAGCTGGAGGTGTTTCTGGTGGTGTTCCGCCATCATTTCCATCAGCTGGAGGTGTAGTTTCTGGAGGTTTGGCTGCTGGAGGTGTTCCTCCTTCGTCTGGCTTTTGCATACGTCTAGTGAGTTAAAAAATATTTTTACGTGGTTCACTGAAACCACGAATACGGGTTGTATATATCTAATCAATTATTATTAAAGTTGTCAAACAAAACCAAAAAACCGCCCCACAAGTACGATCAAGTGAGACGATAATTTTGGTTTTATCCTCTAATTTTGATTAACCATGAGTTGGCAACTAACCTCCTCAAATGCCTAAATATATTATGTTTATATAATATTATATTAAAACCTTCTTTGCAAACCAAAGTAATGCAATTATTGTAAATGAATACAATACGAAAACGGGGTAAACACTAAGTGCCTTTCTGTGCAGGAACTCCAATGTTTTTTCCTTTGACAACTTTGTTATTCTTGATAGGGATATTTTTCGGATTAGTCTGTCCATCTGGTAGGTTGTTATTTGGTTCAAATTTTTGTGGATTGAGTGCTTTCTCAATCATTAATTTCTCTTTTATTATTTCTTCTAACTGTGCATCCGCCTCCGCTTCATCAAGATCTTGATACATCATTATACTCTTCTTTGTTGATATTAAATTTGCATCCTTTGCCAACTTTAATTCACTCGCTTGCTCTTTCTTTTGGATAGGAAAAACCTCTCCCCACATCATCTCTTCATCTTTAAGTTTTACTCCCCATTTTCTTGCAATTTCAACTATATCCTCATAAGCGACGGTAAACTTATCTCGTATTTGTTTAACACGCTTAATAAAAGATGACATTCTAACGTTCTTTGCCTCAGCACTTTCAACTCCTCCCGTACCTTGTAGGTTAAAAAACTCTGTAGGTATTTTTAGTATTGCTCCAATTTGACGTATATTTGATTCTATATCTTCAAAGCTTTTTTCAATTAAAGGATTTGAATTAAATATATATTGTGGGATGGGGTCACCTGCCTCCATTCCTATTGCTTCAAGATTCCTTATATCTACTACTCCCTTTGAATCTATAGGAAGACCAGATGTTGGAATAGCAAGTTTTGCTCTAAGATGTTTCAAGAATTGATCTTGTATATTTACTTTCGATATTTCGATTGAGGATATAAGCGATTCTATTTTTGATAGATCAGACATTCCATAAACCTCATCTCTGATTTTCTTGTTGTGTACTACCACCAACGGAGACCGATCAAGAAATGTTTTTTGCTCAGGCAATAATTCCTTAGTGAAGTCCAGCGAATCTAATGCAACTTCATCACCAGAAAACCCTCCATAATTAATATTTACACCATTTCTTTTATATAACCTGTTCTCAAGTCGACCCTCTGAATTAAAATATCTGGTCACCAACATGTAATATGTTTTTCTTTTCGTTATGTTTTCTTCTGCTTGATAATTGTTTATTACTTCTTCATCTCCATTCGGATGTTTAATATACCCTGCTGGCGTTTGGTATTCAGCTTTAAATTCTCCCTCAATGTATTGGCAATTAAATATTCCATAACCTCCCCACGAGTACGCCATTACTTGACGTTCGATTGATATACCCAGCTCATTTTGAGGTTCTCCAACATAGTCGCTTAATGTATCGCCAACTAAAAAAGGAATAGAATATGAAATGTTTAACAGTTTAAGTTTTTTCTTTTCATCACTTGAGTCATCTTTGAAAAACTGATTAAACACAAACTCTGTTTGAAGATGTTCAAGGTTCTCCAAATATTCATTAGTTAAAGACTCCTCTTTATTAGATAGCGATTTAAGTCTTTCTGCATTGTATGATGAAATAATTTCTTGTGTCATTAGTGTTTTTTGTTAAAAACTGTTTATTAAAAAATAAATCTTTTTCGAGCAAAATACAATTTTTTGTATCAATTATACTTCTTGTCAAATTCTTTTTTTGATAAGCATGCAAAGTATATACACTCAAAAAATGCTATGGAAGACCCTACATAAGGAAAAAATACAAATAGCAATATATAAGCAAGTCCAATCTCATAACTCTTTAAATATATCCTGTGTATGCCCAACCCTCCAAAAAGTAAACAAAGAACAATTGTGACGTATTTATTTCTATTCATAAATTTTTGTTATTTATAGATATTCTTCTGTCTCGTGAGCAATTCCGAATTGGAATAAAGAAAAAACCTCACACTTAACATATGGGCAATATTTAAAAAGCGAATCACCAACGGTTGCAAGAAACAATTCAGTATCACACTTAACGCAATGTTTCTTTGTGTTTTCTTCACTCATATATTATCGATTAAACTTTATTTCTTTAATTTGTTTTACTCTCCTCATTTGCCAAGCAATACATACGGCAATTACTCTGTCGAAATGACACGAAACTTCTTCATCAAACGAAACGATATCTAAATCATAGTTTGTAAACGCTCTAAGTTCAAGCAAAAGAGGTCTAGACATTATTTCTATTTCACCATTCTCAAATGATTCTTTGAACTCAAATAGCATATTCGCTTTTGTCTTTGTATTGGTATGCCACCCGTATTTTTGTACGGGACGGTTTGATATTTTATCAATACTTTTTTCTCGGTAAAGGTTTTGATAACCTTCCGCTTTGATTTTATCAATCGTCGCTATACCAACAGCGTTTCGCTCTGGTGCTATTGGACAATTACCATAAACAACACCTTGTTCCGCCATCATTTTACCAAGCAACTCTGGCGGACATCTATCGCTTTCGTATTCAGCTACTTGTTTTCCTGTCTTAAAATCAAGCACACAAATAACAGAACTATCTCGACCGTATCCTTCAGAAACATCAGCACCCATACCGTACCGATGGGTTTTATCGTATCTTCCCCAAAACTTCCACTTATCCGCCTTTTCAAAATAATTGTTCATGTTTTTACTCTCACTTTGCCACTCTATAGTTTTTAAATATGCCATACGTTCATCAATCTTTCTTGTGTCAAAAAACCTTTCACCATCAACTAATGGCTGGTTTAACATCTCTTGTTCAAACACCCCTGCCCTTACTTTATTCAAAGTCCTTCGCAAAGACTGAAGGCTTATAACTCTCATCTTTGAATCTTTAATCCCTTCATTTCTTTTATTACCTTCTGCATCAGTTAATGAAAACTTGTCAGCCCAATATAAAATATTATCTTTTGTCATTACAGGAATTTCTGAACATCTAAAATCATGATTCCCCTGCGCTGTCTCGATCAACCATTGAACGCTTCCCGTATCTGATATCTTATTACACGGGAAAAGTACCTGTGCATCAACCGAAAGCCCCGACATCATTTCTTCAAAGAAACCAATTGCTGTTCTTGTAAGAGCTGCACTCTTCTTTGTTGTTTTGTTTTCAAAATCATCAATAACGTATAAATCAGGACGTTCAGTACCAAAAATCTTTCCACGTGTGGACTTACGAATACCAGATGCAACAACTTTAACGCCGTTTGTTGTAACGAAATTATAGATACTTTTCTTCTCTGGTTTCTTTTCCCCAACTGGTCTCACATCAGGAAACAGCGAACCGAAGTCCTCAAGCAATAGTTTGTTTGATTGAAGCCATGTAACTATGTCGAACAATGCATCCCCTGCAGTTTCTTTCTCGTAACATACATAATTTGCAAATGACCTCTTTTTATAGCAAATACACCACATGAGGTATAATTTACATAAAGAAGTCTTTGCAGACTCACGAAAACCAATTAATATAAAGAATCTAAACTCACCATTGCTAAGATCTTCAAATAATTTGTACCAAAGTTTATGAAACTTCGGGATTTTGAATTTAAAAAATTCTTTGAAATAAGTAATACAAAACAATTGGAAATTGTTTTTACAAATGCTCACACGATAATCTTGTATTTCTAAAAGGTCTTGTAGGTTTTTCATAATTACACTATATAATAAAGTAATATTGCAATCAATGCGGATGCGTATATAATTAACCAGACTAGAGAACTTTGATTGAAAGATTATGTGGTCATTAAATAACATAATGAATCAATCCAATCGAAACCACGACACCGTAAACACGAGACGATTAACTATTTTGAACTAAATTGAATTTTGTATTACTTACCTACTTATTACAAGTAAAAGTATATGTTATGGGAAACTATAACACGACGAAGGAAACGAATAACATGTTTCGGGGGAAGGGGGAGAGAGAAGAACTAATAATGTAAAATTCGGGGGGGTCACGCATTTTTGAATCACGCACAATATTAATTGTACAATGATTGAAATGGTTTCTTTGTTTTGTATGAATTATTAAAAACCATTACTACCAAAGGAAAAGTTCGTGTTTTTACGTGTATGATTATACCAGATTTTCAAATCGGGAATGACGCACAATATTATATTGTAGCGTCATTAAAAACTTATTGAACCATAAATAAAAAAAGCCATAATAAAAGTGGTCTAATATTATGGCTTTAATCAATAGTTTTTATAGGGTGGCTATAAGGGTGGTTAATGGCTAGGCTATAAAATAGTGTCTTCCTCTGAAACATCCATCTCTACAACCTCTCCCTCAATTAAACCTTTTTTATCAATAGTAGACTCATCAAGTTTCTTTAATCCAGATCCTAGCAAAATACTATTAATTGCCTCTGTTTCATCTTCTGGAATTCTTCCATCAATAATACTTGTTGTTAAAATTGACTTAGTTGAAAACTCATCTTTACGTTTTCTCTCCAAATACCATGCAGCAATTTTGGGGTCGTTAAGGTTTTTCATTATCGTCTCACGTGCCTTAATTATGGGCAATTCCTTTAGGGCGGACTTAATCCTTACAAAAGCAGGACATATTTTTTGATAGTAGTATAGTTGCCGTTCTGTAATATCAGCGTATAATATAGCCTCAGAATCTGGACATCCGTTCGCAAAAGCAGCCTTAATTTTTGTAAGTTTTTCTGATTCACCTCCTTCGTTTTCCCACCATCCCCATTCTCTTTCTTTTTTTTCTTCTACTTTGACAATTTCAACATGGGCTTTTGAATGGGCGACTCCTTTTGTACTAGGCATTTTTTACGCGTTAATTTTTAAAGATTGTTTTTGTGTAAATTCTTCCCACCTTTGAATAATCACATCGCAATAATGTTCATCAAGTTCCATCATGTAACATATACGATTTGCTTTTTCACATGCTATAAGTGTTGATCCTGAACCTCCAAATGGGTCAAATACAGAGCCATTAGTATCTGTACAAGCTTTTATATATGACAATGGCAACTCAACTGGGAATGTTGAAGGATGCCCATTGTTGTTATACCTGTACGGTTTTAGAGTTTTTGGGTCTTTGTAAACAATGTTCATAATATTTTAAAGTTATATTTTAAATTTTTGGTCTGTTTTCTTCATGAATATCTATGCCCATATTTTGGTGTCTTTTTTCCCAAATTGACTTCCATATTTCAGACATCACCAAAATACAAAGCTTTTCATACTCATTTTCCTTCATGTTTTGGCATAATTTTCTCATAGGAGAAGCAAGGCATACTTTTCCTGGATAAAGATATCCTGCAGGGTTTTGGATAGATTGTTCAACAATCCTCAAGCATTGAATCGGGTCTGCTGTGTGGTTAAGCTTGAAAAAGTCAATTGCCTCTTCTGCTGTCAATGTTTTTATTTCATCTTGTGTTATTGGCATTTTCTATAAAGGTTATTATTCCATTAATAAGTTCTGGTTTTACTTCCCCGTCTTTGATTATTTTTTTCAACATTACAATTACCATTTTAGAGGTTTCATTATTTGTCATTATATTTATATCGTTTAAGTAAAATTATTGAAGCCTTTACAATTTGGTCTGCATCTTCCCCCTCCATATCTGTTAAAGTGTCTTCTAACATATCGATGATTGTTTCGAGTTCGTGTCGTTCGAGCATTTTCTATAATGTAATATTGTAAATTTTATGTCTTTGCTTATTCCTTCTTGTTTTAGTAAATAATCACAATACGAAGGGTCAACTGAAACCATCTGCTCCATTCTCATCCCTTTATGTTTACCAAACTTTATTTTTCTCATCATTTGAGGATTCCTAGAAATGTTTATCATTCTTGTTAGTATGTCTTTTTCTTCGTCGCTATTTACTTCTATTTTTATTTTAACATAAAGCTCATTCCATAGCTTCTGTAACATGATAACGTCGGTCAATGCATCGTGTGGCATGAGCTTCTGAAGTTGATCACAATTTAGATCAAGTGCGTATCTAATATACTGTAGTGAGTGTTTTTCCAAGTCATAAAAATGATACGCGATTTTTTGGGTGCAAATGAAAAAAGGACATTCAACACCCTCCTCTTTCAATACCCCAACATCAAACTCCGCATTATGAGCAACGATTATGTTATTTTTACACAACTCTTGAAGCTTTCTTTTATGTCCTGACCCCTCAAAGGTTGGCTTTTTATCAACGGTTTCTTGTTCAATATGATGCGTTGCCATTGCACCAAAATCTATTTTTTTTTCTGGATTGAATAGTTCGTTTACAATCTCACCATTTGCAAGATTCTTGTACGCAAGTTGTACAATTTTTGGTTCTTCGAACCCCGTTGTTTCCGTATCTAGTAGTATTATATTCATAATTTTTTATTATTAAAATATTATAATTTTTATGAAAGACCACCTCTGAATGATCTTTGTTTTTAGTTATTTATCTTGAGATAAAGTGACTTCTCTGAATGCAGTTATACGACACGTTTGATTATTTGCATATTTTTTAACAAGCAATATAGTCCAAACATTTGATATAACGTAAACGGTAACGAAGCCAATTATAACGGTATCTTTTAACATTAACGCTTTTATAATTAAGAGTATATCTATAATTATGCATATTACGTATTTCTCTAAAGAAATGTCGTCTGAGCTTTTTCTTCTGTAAAGTTTTAAGATTTGCGGTATACATTGAATTATTCCTAACGGTATCAACAAGTAAGTGATTAATTCTAAAATAAATAAGTTCATTTCTATTTCTTCCTTTTTTAATTAGCCAATCAGAGGTGGTATATATATAGTTATCGCCTCATCCCGTAAAGAATGGACGTTTAACATCTTGTTAAACTTGTATTATTCCTCTATGGAAATGCTCCATGTTTGGTTTTGTATCTTCTACATAGCACCAAGTTGACCCAAAGAGTTCAAATGCAATTCTTCGAGCGTCTTCTTTGCTTTTTCCAATAATTAATCCAACACTATCTTTATCAAAAGTTTTTCCGTTCAAGCTATGAACATGAACCTGACCAAATGTTATATAGAATTTTTTATATTCTATTTTATCTTCTTTAATATCAAATAGGTCACAATATTCATCGGTAATATTTCTTGAAAGTGTGTGGTTTTCCTCCCAAGATCTTATAAATGTAGACGATTGAATCAATGTCTGTATTCGCTCTTTTTCCCTTTCATCAATTACTACTTTTTCAATGTAAGAAATTAATGTTCCATGAAAACCGATCTTTTCCGCCTCCTCTTTCCATTGATTATTTTTGTTGTGCGTGTATTGCATATTATTTATAATTTTAATTAGTAATTAGAACTCATTATTTCTGAATAATTAAATTTGTTTCCAAGTGCTTCTTTTATCGTTATTTTTCCCCCATCAAAACCGAGGAATTTATTATTGAAAACATAAACCGATTTTCTTACAGATTCATCATTCATTACAAATTTAACACCACGCGCTGTTATTGACCACATCCCCGAAGCCTTTTTGTAAAATTCATTATTTTTCATTGGCTCTATAAGCCCCCAAAACCTAAGCTGTGCAAAATGTGAAGCACGTGGCAACCCATTCCTCGCCTCAGCAAATGTTTTTACATGATGATATTGATCTCCTGTTTCTTTTGAAATTTTAAGTAAATCAATTAATGCTAAAGCAGATGTAGCAAATAAGTTGTATTTGTATTTCTTTACAAACTGCCCACAACAAGGGCATGCCAATCCTTCAGAAAAGTTTTCTCGCAAATAAAGTTTTGCATCGTAGACTGTTGTTTGTTCATTTATTTCTTCCATTTTTATGTGTTAATATATATTTCTCTTGATTTGAACCCTTTTGATTTTAAGAATCTGAGCCTTTCTCCATGGGTCATAGATTTAACTTCTTGCTCTGTTTCTTGGTCTTGCGCATAAGACATGGCAACAACAAACGAATCGTGAACTCTGTTAATAAAGAAGTGTCTTGATAGTTCGAATCCAAAGGGAGGTACTAAAATTTCTTGTTTTTTCATTGTTTTTTTGTTTAGGGATTTTATTGTTTTAACAAAAATTTTGTTAACTAATTTTTTTATTTTTTTTCTTCTGGTGGTCTCATAAATGGCGGAATATCGTTCTTGCATCGATTAAATATCATGCAATCTATTAACATATTTTGATTACCAATAATTCCATCAAGCTTTTTATTTAAATCTTTCGCTAAACCTATTGTAAAACCGAAAAGAACAGCAATAAGTGATGTAATTAAGAATAAATTAAATTTCATTGTTTTTTGGTAAATAATTATGTTGTTCTGGCTCGTGTGTTATCTGCTTTTGAAAAAAATCTTTGTCTTTTAGGCTCAAAGCTCTATCTCTAAAGAATGTCCCCATCCCCTCTAGTTTATCCTCCAAGTTTTTAATATCTTTTGATCTTTTCTTTTGCTTTGTAAGCTCTCTATCTGCCTCTGTTGCAAATATCTCCATTACTACCGAAAACCTAATGAGGTTCTCTTTTTTTATTGCTTTTTTTGCGAGCCATCTTATTATTTTTTCTTGAAATTTTGTCATATGTTTTTGTTTAATTTATAGATTATATTATTTTATTAAGTATATTTTTTGCAATCCGCTACCCTTTCCTACAAATGCGTCGTCTCCAAACCCTTGCCATATATCCATCCTTTTCCCTTTTATCGCGCCCCCTCTATCTTCACACGTAACCTCTCCAACATTATCAATATAGAATTTTGTTCCAAGCTTGAACTCTGGCGGACAGGCTATTATTTTTCCAGCATCTTCTTTTTTTAATTTATATCCGCTTGCAGTTGTGTCACAAGATCCTTGACAATTAATGTACATATCTTTCTCATAGCTCCCATTGAAATATTTCTTTTGGTTTGGCATCGGATGGTAATACGTCGTCATCTTCCAATCACCTATATAAC